AGCAGATTTCCTTAAGAAGTTTTTAATGATGGAAGAAGGCACTACACAAGTGCGAGTCCTACCGGCTAAAGACCCGGATGAAAATTTCTACGCTGAAACAGGTATTCATCGTATTAATGATAAGAACCACCATTGCCCCCGAGTGAAGGGTGATGACTGTCCTATTTGTGACCTAAGTTTTAAACTTTGGAACACTAAAGACGAAGGCAATATGGCTATCGCCCGACAAATTAAAGCTCGTAAGCGTTTTTATCTAAATGCAGTTGAGCGTGAAACAGGTCAAGTTAAAATCCTATCCGTAGGTATTAAACTATTCAGCAAGATTCTTGATTGCTTCTTTGACGAAGATTTTGGAGATATTACAGACTTGAAAGAGGGTAATGACTTTAAAATCATTAAAGATAAATCAGGTGAATGGCCGAATTATGATAAATCATCTCCAAAGCCTTCTAAATCAGAGGCTGGAAGTGAAATGGAAATAGCAACTTGGATGGATTCACTACATGATATTCAAGGTCTTGTTAAAGTAGCTTCATATGAAGACTTAAAGAAGATGGCTATGGAAATTACAGGAGAAGATATCGTAGAGCAAGTTAGAACTATTGCATCTACGTCAACCGAATCTAAATCAGATGAAGGAGACGATTATCTCTCACACCTTAAAGGGTTAGAGTAGAGTTATTTTTTTGTGTTGGGCTGCTTCTGGGGATAGTATTACCTCGTATTTAAACAATTTACTTTCTAAATTACGATAATTTCACAGATCCTTAGGAGTGGTCCTTTTTTATTATGAAAACTAAATTTAATATATTAATTGCATTAGCAGGTATCGTATTTCTAGGTTCACTACTTAGTGCGAAACCAGTTAATTTTGCAATGTATCCGAAGAACTTTATTCCTTTCTGGTCGCAAGCAAAGAGAGGACATGAAGTGGCACTATTGAACACCTCACAGATTGTTCAAATTAGACCATATTTTAATCCCGCTGTTAATAATCCAACTCATGATGATATTCAATTTCTTGAAGTTGATTTAATAGATGGAAAAACTCTTGAAGTATACGAGGACTTTGATAAATTTTATGGACGTGTAAGAGTGTCCCAAGCTAAGTAATGAGTAAAGATAAATTAAAAATATTAGTGGTTCCCGCCAATGAAGGTGGATGTAGCTACTATAGAGCAATAATGCCATTCCAAAAACTTCAACAGCATTGCAGTGATGAAGTAGAAGTTAGAATTAATCAAAACCCTCTAAACTGGAGCCCGGAAACTAACTCATACCTAGAAGCTCATGAGGATATGGACTGGTGTGATATTATGATGACCCAAAATATCTCTAATTTCGGACCCCTTTTTATGGTCGAACTATTTAAAAAAGCTAAAGAGACTAATTGTTATATTCATTACGATACGGACGATCTTCTTACGGAAATTTATCCAGGTCATAGATTATATGAGGTTTATAAAGAACGAGATTTAAGTGAACTTACCGCAACGCTATACAATAACGCAGATTTAGTTTCTGTAACTCAGAAAAAATTTGCTGACCGTATTGCAAAAGATGTCTTAGGGACTTTAGTTGTAATTAAAAATGCTATAGATTTCGATTTACCTTGTTGGAATTTAGCTAAAAGATACAGAACCTCTAAAAAAGAACCTTGTAAGATAGGATGGGTAGGGGGAATTCACCATGAGCAGGATGTAAAACAAGTACCAGGTCTAGGTATTAGTGTAAATGCTAAAGTAGGTCCTGAAAATGTTAGATGGGGATTCTATGGAAGACCTCCTATAGGAGAAGAAGGTCCTGACGATTGGCAACAAAAAGTATGGGATGAATATACTCGTATTTTAGTAGGTCCTCAAAAGCATAAAAATTGGGCTGTATTTCAAGCTATGCCTACTGATAGGTATGGATCTATGTACTTAAATATTGATGTAGCTATTGCACCTTTAGAATGGAACAACTTTAATGATTCAAAATCTGAAATCAAACTTATGGAAGCTGGGCGTTATGGCATTCCTCTTATTGCTACTGATTGTGGCGCATATGACGAAGTCCTCAAAGATGGAGTAACTGGATATTTGATATCTAGAGAGAATAAAAGATCAGATTGGACTAAAGCAATCGCTAAATGTGTAAAAGATCCTAAACACACAAGACAGATGGGAGAAAATTTGAAAAAAATTGTAAATGAGCGTTACAATATTAATACAGTAGTACATCATAGATTAGAATTATATAACCAACTTTTAAAGCGTGACTAAGATTAAAATTTTATCAGGATGGTCTAATCCAGGAGGTTCTACAACAGCCTTTATTAATCTATGTAATCTATTTAATGAAAACGGATTAGATTGTGTTTTTTATGGTCCTCATTCATATCACTTGGGTCAATGTATTTCTAATACTTTAGAGAATTGCGCAGTTAACGAGGAAGATGAAATTTTAATTACTCATTTTTTCAAAATGCCTCATAGACCTGAAAAATCTAAAAAAGTAATATTAGCATGTCATGAAAAGGGAGTATTCCCTATAAAGACTATTAAATCTTATTGGGATGAAGTTGTTTATGTTGCAAATTCTCAAATGTTTTGGCAAGGAGTTCCTGGAACCGTAATTCCTAATGTATTACCCGTTATAAACAGAGAGAGAAAAGAAACTTCTGATAAAGTAGCTGGGATTATAGGAAGTATTGACACGAATAAAAATACTCATATATCTATTAAAAGAGCTTTAGAAGATAAGTGCGATAAAGTCTTACTATTTGGAATGGTTACTGACCAACCTTACTGGGAAAGTATGGTAAAACCCCTTGTGGATGGGGATAAAGTAGTATTTAATGGGTACATTCAAAATAGGAACGCAATCTATTCTCAGTTAGATGTAGTATATCAATCATCTGATAGTGAGTGTGCGTCCTTAGTCTCTCATGAGTGTAAATCTTTAGGTTTGGAGTTTAAAGGTAATGAGAATATAGAAGAAGTTACCACTTTGGTTTCTAATTCTGATATACTAGAGAAATGGAAAAAAGTATTAGATTATGATAATTGGTAATGGGCTAATTGCTAAAGGATTTAAAAAGTTTAACCACTCCAATATTGTTATTTTAGCATCTGGAGTGTCGAACTCGTTAGAGACTGATATATCCGAATTCGACAAAGAGCGAAAGGTAATATTAGAGTCTATTGCAAAATACCCTAATAAGAAATTTATTTACTTTAGTACTGTTCTTATTGATTCTCTGGATACTCCCTACTATAACCATAAGAGGGATATGGAAAAATTAATAGCGAATAATATTACAGAATACGCTATCTTTAGAGTGCCTCAACTAGTAAGCCGTATAGGAAATTCTAACAATTTACTTAATCATCTAAAATATAAAATCACAAATAATGAAGAAGTAATCGTATACCGAGGGGTAAAAAGATCTCTTTTAGATATAGAAGATTTAGTAAAGATAGTAAATCTAGTTAATCGTAAGGTATCACGAGGAATTGTAAATATTCCAGGAATTGAGATTATTAGTGTTTATAATATTTGTGAAATTTTATCTGAAGTTTTGAAGAAACCTCTTAAGTTATCTGTACAGTGCAAAAATGAGGATTCAGAATGGGCTAATAAGAATGATATACTTGTGAATAATGCTTTAGATATTTTAGGTATTAAATCTAAAGGATACACTAGAAATCTAATAACAAAATACATTAAAGAATGAAACTAAAAATATTAACAGGATTTTATAACGCAGAGACATATATTGAAAGATGTCTAACCACGATAAAGTATCAAAGCTATAAAGATTTTATATGCTATATTACTCATGATTTATCAACTGATAACTCCAAAAAAATAGTAGAAGAGTTTATAAAAGGTGATGACAGGTTTGTTCTAATGGAAGACCATGATAAAAAGCTATACCAGACAGGTAATTTTGATAAAACTATAAGAAATAATCCTGATATAGAAGATAACGATGTTTTAATAGAAGTGGATGGAGACGATTTCCTTCCAGACGATAAAGTATTTGAGAGAGTTGCTAAACTGTATGAAGACAATGATGTATGGATTACCAATGGAAGTTTTATGTACTCTAACGGCACAGTTGGATTTTCACAACAGCAAGAAGGTTTTGATAATCTACGAAATGTAAGATGGACTGGAACTCATTTAAGAACTTGGAGAGCTTTTCTATGGAGAGCTATTAAAGAAGAAGATTTAAAAGATGAAGAAGGTAATTATTGGCAATGGAGCGGAGATTTATGTTTTATGTATCCAATGCTAGAAATGGCAGGTAAAGAACACTATAGATTCATGTCAGAAATAAATTATGTCTATAATGGAGAAAACCCTATTAATGAACATAAGCTCGATTTAGAAATGGTATCCAACCATGCTAATCAAATAAGAAGTAAGAAACCATACGAACCTCTAGAACATTATGTTAAAAATTAAATCAAAAAATAATAAGAAACTATTACACTTAGTTTATAGAGCTGAAGACTTCACATCTCAACGTACCGAGTTAGTGGAGTCTGATAATTTCATACAATGTTCCTATTTAAAGATGGAGAAAGGGACAACCTTTAAACCACATCAACATATTTGGAAGCCACCTTCGTTTACTCAAATGATTGCTCAAGAAAGCTGGGTAGTTATAAAAGGAAGTGTAGAAGTTTCATTTTTTGATACAGACGGAGGTTTTCTAGAAAAACATGTACTAAATTCAGGAGATTCTTCTTTTACATTAGAAGGAGGTCATACTTATCTTATACTTGAAGATGATACTTTAGTATATGAATATAAAACTGGTCCTTACACAGGACAACAAAACGATAAAACTTTTATATGATAACATGTAAATTAATAGGACCTAGTGTCGAAAATAATGGATTAGGAAATCAACTATTTCAGATAGCTGCGGCTATAAGTTACGCTAAAGATCATGATATAGTTGCTACATTTCCAGGTATAGAAGATCCTTCGTATGGAGGCTATAACACCAATATATTAAAAAACGTTAATTCCCAAGACATGGGAGAAGCGGAGTATCAATATACGGAACCTACTTTTGGGTTTAGTGAAATACCTAAAAAGAAATCAATATGTATTAATTCTAGCTATTTGCAAAGTTATAAGTATTTTGAACATAATAGAGAGTTAATTTTAAATACATTTAAAATGTCTAGCTCTGAAAGGTTATATCTTATTACTAGGTATAATCCTTCCCTATTAGTAGGTGTACATATAAGACGTGGTGATTATTTAAAGGTAGAAAATTTCCACACTAATTTAGCAAAAACATCTTACTATCAAGAGGCTATGGCTGAGTTCCCAGGAGAAGAGTTTTTAATATTTAGTGATGACCCTGATTGGGCTAGGAAGAAGTTTCCTAATTCAGTTGTAGCAAGGGAGGATGATTATTTAGAATTATATTTAATGTCGCTATGTAAAGCTGTTATAATTGCAAACTCAACATTTTCATGGTGGGGAGCTTGGTTAAATAAAAATCCAAACAAGAGAGTTATTGCTCCTAAAAATTGGTTTGGACCAGCAAATAAATTAGATGCTAAAGATCTAATACCTCCTACTTGGAGAGTTTTATAAATGAAAAACCTAGACAAGCACGATGAGAAGTATAAAAACTTTTTAGAAAATAAAAGAGTGGCAATAGTGGGTCCTTCTGAATCCGCCTTTTTTAACGAAAATGGTAAATATATAGATAGTTTTGATATAGTTGTTAGAATTAACAGAGGTATAGAGTTAGTACAGGGTAAAGAATCTTTTATAGGCAGTAAAACAGATATACTTTATAATTCTTTAGACTTTAATATTATAAGTGGAGGTACTTTAGAAGGAGTGAACGACCAAGTTAAATTTATCTGTTGCCCATATTCTATAGAAGAACATACTTATAATGATACTTTTATTACATCTGTATTTGATAAATTTAATATAAGATTTATAGATACAGAGGTATACAATAAACTAAAATTAGATACACAAAGTAGGATTAATTCAGGTTTTGGCGCAATAGTAGATTTATTACAGTATAATGTACAACAGCTATTTATTACCGGAATCGATTTCTATAGAAGTTTTTACCATAAAAATTACTGCAGTGAAAGAAATAGATCTGTAACAGTTAAAGCAATTGAGGAAGAATTAGAGTTTAAACAATATACCGACGCAAATCACCACAATCCAGATAGGCAGTACGCTTACTTTAAAGAAATAGTTAATAATGATACTAGAATATTGTTAGATCCATTTTTAACTAAAATAATTAAAGATAGTAATTACGATAACTGGGATACAATACCAAGAAATTAAGGATATACAATATGAATCACGTAGATAAAATGATAAAATATAATGGTCTCATAGGCTTAAAGACTTCATTTGAGGATGAAGGAGTATCACATAAGGATGTAAATGATATTTTAACTATTTGCAATAAAAAAGCATTATCCTCCACTATAAAAATAGGTGGATGCGAGGCTAAATCAGATAGTATATCATGTATGGATTTAGATGTTAACGCTATAGTAGCTCCTATGGTAGAAACTCCTTACGCATTTAAAAAATTTAAAACTATGTGCGAAGAGGTATTTAAAGATAAACTACATTTATATGACTTCTATGTAAACATTGAAACCGAAACAGCTATTAAAAATTTAGATAAGATTCTAATGCTAGATAATGGGTTTTTAAAAGGACTAGTTTTTGGTAGATCTGATATTGTAGGGAGCCTTAATTTACCTAAAGATTCAGTAAATAGTGACGAAGTATTTAATCTTATACAGCCTGCATTAATACTAGCAAAAGAAAATAATCTTATAACAGCTCTAGGGGGAAATTTAACATCTAAAAGTGAATCTTTTATAATGAAATTGTTTAATGACGGTTTGCTGGATAAAGTTGAAACCCGTTTAGCGGTTTGCTCGCTAAAAGAATTAAAAGATAATTTTAACTCCTTTATAGACAATGCAATAGAATTAGAAAAATTAGTATTACAAAAAAGGATAGATAGGTTAGAACGCGAAATCTACCCATGGAAAACTAGATACAGAAGTATAGACTGTAGAACCTCTTTTGCAAATACAGTAGAAAAATCAGAAAAAAATGCTGTAGCAATTGATTTTGATAATGTAATACATGCCATGAGTAAAGGGTTTCATGATGGAACTGTATATGGTAATCCCATCCCAGACTGCGGGTTAGCCTTAGAAATAATATCTAAGAAATATGATATTATAATATATTCATGTAAATTTAACCCAAAACGTCCCCTTATAAATAATAAAACAGGCAAAGAACTTGTAGCAGAGTGGTTAACGGAAAATGATCTTATGAAATTTATACATTCAATCCAGTTTGGAAAGCCTAATGCTATTGCATACATAGATGATAAAGCTCTTCGATTTTCTACCTGGGAAAAATGTTTAAAGGATTTAAAAGATCTGGAGCTACTATAGTGAAAATATTAATTACAGGAGGTACAGGTTTTATAGGTAAAAAATTAGCTAACCTGTTAAAAGATGTACATCATGAAGTACATATTCTCGATAAAAATCCAGACGCTGATTTAACACGGGAATTTAAAACATTTTATTTTGACATGTCGGAAAAACATTTATTCGATAGTTTAGATAAAGACTACGATATAGTATTTCATCTAGCAGCACAGTCAGGAGGCTATTATTCTTTAATAAACCCTCAAGATGATTGCGACTGGAATTGTAAGGCAACGGTTAACTTAGTTGAATTTTGTTTAAGTATTAAACCTAGAAAAGTAGTATTTACCTCTTCAATGGCTGTGTATGGGAACGCCAGTAATGCAACAGAAGACTCCCCTACGAATCCAATAAGTTTTTATGGGGTAAGCAAGCTAGCCTCCGAAAATTATATAAAACTTTTAAAGGAGCATTCAGATATCACCTATAGTATCTATAGATTATTTGCAACATACGGATCAGACCAAGATCTGAATAATCTACATCAAGGAATTGTAAGTATTTATTTAAGCTATGCTATGAAAAATAGAGAAATACCTATTACTGGGAAAATGGATAGAGTAAGATGTTTAGTACATGTGAATGATGTCTGCTCGGCTTTAGAGCTGTCTATACTTAACCCTCAAACAGATAATAATACTTATAATGTGTTAAATGAAGAGATATGTACTCCTGAAAGTATTGCCGACACTATTTCAAAATCTATGGGAGAAAAAATTAAGATTATAGAAAACAAAGGATATCTCGGAGACCAGACATTCATTACAGGGGATAATACAAAATTAAAAGGTACAGGATGGTCTCCCTCATTAAATTTATCCCAAGGTGTAGCAGAATTTTATAACAATATAAGAGGTAAAAGTGAATAATCTGACCGCAGTTATACCTGTAAGAGCTGGATCCCAAAGAGTAAAAGATAAAAATTTTAAATCTTTTGCAGACTCTAACCTACTTGAAATAAAAATTAACCAAATTAAACAGTTACCTGTAGATAGGATTATAGTAAATACGAATAGCCCTGAAGCGATAGAAATAGCTAAAAAACATAACATAGAATTTTTTGAAAGAGATCCTTATTACGCAAGTTCTGAATGTAGTAATAGTGAATATCACGAGTATCTCGCTAAAGTAACTGACGCAGAAAACCTACTAATAGCGCAAGTCACATCACCATTAATCGAAACTCAAAGTTATTTAAACGCAATACAACAGTTTTTTGAATTGAGCAATGATTCGGTAATGTCCGTTCAGAAATTTCAAAACTTCTTACTTAAAGATGGTAATCCGATAAACTATACTTTAGATAATATGCCTAACTCCCAAGATTTAGAACCTTATCAAGTGCCTACATTTGGAATTATATTATGCAAGAAAGAAAAAATGTTAGAATATAAAAATTACATTTGCGGAAAATGTAGTTTTTTAGAATTAAATGAATTTGAATCAATAGATATAGACACTCCCTTAGATTTTGAGTTCGCAGAGTTTTTGTATAAAAGAAAAAATAATATAAAATGAATTTTAATACAGTAAAAGAATTTGAGAATACTATAGCAGAGTTCTACGGAGCTCCTTATGCAGTTGCGGTAGATTGTTGTACACATGCAATTGAACTATGTTTAAGATACCAGAAACCTAGTAAAGTTACATTTCCAACTAGAACATACATATCAGTACCCTTTTTAGGAAATAAACTAAATCTTGATTGGGAGTGGGATATTACTGAATGGAAAGACTATTACCCTATAGGAGGAACTAATATTATAGATGCCGCTGTATATTGGAAAGCCGGAGGATACATCCCAGATACATTTATGTGCTTAAGTTTTCAATACCAGAAACATCTAAGCTTGGGAAGAGGAGGTATGATTTTAACTGACAATAAGAAAGCTGCTGAAGAGTTAAAAAAGATGTCCTATGACGGTAGGAACCCTAATACCCCCTGGAGAAATCAAAATATTTCTTCAATAGGTTACCATTATTATATGACTCCAGAGATTGCACAACTTGGATTAGATAAGTTTACAGAAGCAGTTATAACTCCCCCCAGAGATTGGAAATATCAAGATTGGCCGGATTTAAGAAACATGCAAATCTTTTCACCAAAAACATCTTAATTTTACTATAATAAGGTGATGACTAAAACTGCACTTATCACGGGAATTGCAGGACAAGATGGAAGCTATTTAGCGGAACTTCTCTTATCTAAAGGATATAAAGTTCATGGTATAATTAGACGAAATTCTGTTCCTGAGAATCAAGATAGTAGAATCAAAGATTTAGATATTACTACTCATTATGGGGATCTTATGGACCCTTTCTCATTATCTAGAATTATAAGTGAGGTCAACCCTGATGAGGTTTATAACTTAGGTGCTCAAAGTCATGTTAGAGTCAGTTTTGACGTTCCTTCGTTTACAATACAAACTAATGCATTAGGAGTTTTAAATTTACTAGAAGCTTGTCGTCAATTTAATCCAGAGATTAAAATATATCAAGCAAGTTCGTCCGAAATGTTTGGTAATACTGTAGATGAGGATGGATATCAAAGAAAGACTACACCAATGAATCCTACGTCCCCTTACGGATGCGCTAAAGTAATGGGGTATAATCTTACTAGACACTATAGAACCGCGTATGGTATGCATGTGTGTAATGGAATTTTATTTAATCATGAGTCTCCCCGACGAGGGTCAAATTTTGTAACTAATAAAATTGTAAAAGGTGCAATTGAAATTAAAAAAGGTCTTAGGGATACACTAGCTTTAGGAAATTTGGATGCTTCTAGAGATTGGGGTCACTCAAAAGATTATGTACGAGCTATGCACTCTATTTTAACCCATTCAGAAGCAGATGATTGGGTGGTCGCTACTGGAGAAAGTAGAACTATTCGAGAAATGTGTGATATTACATTCTCACTACTAGATTTAGATTATAAAGACCACGTTACGGTAGACCCTCGATATTTTAGACCACATGAACTAGATTTTCTAAGGGGTGACTCATCCGAAATTAGAACAAAATTAAACTGGGAACCTACTTATACTTTTAAAGAAATGGTTTCTGAAATGGTCGATCACTGGACCGAAATTCTTTAATATATTATGACATCATTCTTAGACGATATATGTAAACAACTCGACAACGCTGCCATCTTATCTGATGAAAGCAAAATCTACGGATACGTAGACTCGGGCTCTCACGCCCTTAACAAAGTTATTTCAGGAGATTATAATGGCGGTTTCCCCATCGGCTCGATTACAGAGATCTACGGCGAGAGCTCGAGCGCAAAGACGGTGTTTCTCACTCATGCGTTCATTGGCGCGCAAAAGAAAGGATTCTACACCGTCATGGTGGACAACGAACATGCTTATAGCCCTTCCTTCGCCGAAAAGCTCGGACTCGACTCCAAAAAGCTAATCTATACCAGTCCAGAATCTTTAGAAGATTGTTTTGAGACTATTGAAAAGGTTATTCTAGCTATTCGGAAGAAAGATAAAGATACTCCTATTATGATTGGATACGATTCTATTGGAACATCTCCTACGAAAAAGGAAATGGATGATGATTTTGGTAAAAACTCAGAAATGGGTGGAGCCCTTAGAGCTAAGGTTGCAGGTCAATGTTTACGAAGAATTAACCCCCTACTACGTAAGTACAAGGCGGGATTAATTATTATTAACCAAGTTAGAAGTAAGGTTGGGGTAATGTTTGGAGACCCTCGCACTAGAGCTGGGGGTGGAAAAGCACTTCTTTACTACTGTGGAACTTCATTAGAGACTACATCAGGTAAAAGTGACCAAATGTTTGATGAGCGTAAAAACCCATTAGGAATTACAGGTACTATTAAAGCCGTTAAAAATAAAATTACTAAGCCTTTTCAAACTTGTGAGTTTAAGCTCTTATATGATAAAGGTATTGCATCAGAGTATGGTTTAACAGAGCAGTATTATAAAGATGGAAAGGCTTCAAAACCTTCTCCTGGATGGTTTTCCTTAGACGACGGTGCTACTAAACACCGTAAAGGAGACTTAGACTCTAAAATAGCAGAGGATTTAAAGAATGAAGATATTTAAATTAGATAAATTTGCAGATTCAAGAGGTTGGAGCTTAAATGATATTTATGCAAAAGCCGATTATGTAATGGGTACCAGTGTACAACTAGGAACTAGCTGTAAAAACGATAACAGCTTTCAAGTTAATTACTCAGTAATAAATCCAGGAGTGATTAAAGCATGGCACAGACACAAATGCCAAGACGACTACTTTTGTATTATTAAAGGTATGGCTCAGGTAGGAGTGTATGATGAAAAAACCGGTAAAGCTGAAAAAATCTTTATCGGGGAGCATAATCCCTGCGTAGTGAGGATTGAGGCAGGAGAATGGCACGGACTAACCGCTATAGGTAATGAGCCTTGCGGACTCCTATATTTTGTTACATGTAAATATAACCCCGCTGACCCGGATGAAGAAAGAGCTGGTTACGCGGAATTTGTAGGTGAAGATTGGTGGAAACCTGAAAATAAATGATAATATATGAAATTTTTATCTGGCTCTGCTCCAGTATAATAGCTGTATGTATGATTATTTGCGCAATCGCCGAATTTTGGGGATTTGAATCAGCTAATGATAATACTGAATATTTGGTCAAACAATCAATTTGGAAGAAAGATTTTGATTCTAAATACGAAATAAAAGACCCCCTACAGTTTGACGATTAATGCCTGTACTTAAAGAAGATTCTACTTGGGAGTGGCATGGAGTACAATGCGCAGGGTGTAAAGAAAAGTCCGAAATTAAGATAAAATTAGGAACTTTATGGAAATCCTCCCAATTTAACAAGAAACATCAATATATTTGTAAATCTTGTAAAAAATCAAAGAAGGGGAAGTAGTAGGGTATATAACATAGGATAAACTTATGAGTCTTTTCGGAAATAACACCATCATTAACTATAATAACACTACTAAAGCAATAGAAGCTGATAGGGAGTTTAAACTATTTGCTGAGTCAAAAATGGCTGACGGATCTTGTGATAAATACACAGGATACTCAGAATCTAAGATTATTGAACTTCTCCGCGAGGAATTTTCTATGTATAAACACGCGGCTCCTAATAAAAAAGGTGAGACCGAGTCTAAGAAATCTAAAATCCCTTCTTTTGAATCTATCCACACAGCCTTAAAATCTCAGGACTATGGTACTATTTTTACAACTCCTCAATCTGATAGAATTTACGTAATTACTAAAGGAACTTGGGGTGAAAAATCTGATAATAAAGTAGTTAAAGGATTTACATTAGCAACTGACATGGATAAAATTAAGAAGTATGCTAAACGTACTAAAGTAAAGCATGGTGGGTCTGCTGTGAATATTTTAAGTAAAGATGAAGTTACTCCCACAATGTTAAAAGGTAAAGGTAAAAACGTAAACCTTAATAAGTTTAAGAAGAAAAAATAATACTATGAATATACACCAACGTAGAAGAGCAGCTAGAGCTGCCGCATTAGAAGCTCAACAAGCCCAGCCTGTAGAGGATGTAAAGCTTACAAAAGCCTCCTTAGGTAAAATGAGTAAAGATGAATTAGAGCAATTAGCTCGAGATTCTTTTAATATTGAACTTGATAAGCGTAAAACAAAAGCTTCTCTTGTTAAAGCAATTTTGAAAGCACAAGGATAATGGCTCGTCCATATAATCCTAAAACCGACCTTTACAACGCACCTCGTATCCAGAAGGAATTTAAAACAATTCTTAAGGATATTGAAGGGGATAGAGAAAAGGCATGGGAAGCATACGAATACTTTAAAGATCTCGTAGAAGCTAATCCTGATGACATGAAAGCCAAAACTGAAATGGTAAAGTGTTTAGAGATTTACACTAATACGCAAAATACAAAAATGAAAGCTTTGGACTCTTTAGTTAAGATTAGAGTTCATTTAGATAAGACTCCTGCTCCTGATAACAAAGCAGAGAATCTAGAAATGCTTTCCTTTGATGATCTAAAACAAAAGAAATATCAATAGTATTTTAAGTGCCGTTTCTCCTATAATATAATATGAGCGAACAAAAATACTTCATTACCTACAGTCAAGCATTAGACTGTTTTGTTAAAGTACGTAAGATAGAAAAAGGAGAAATTGATAAGATATTCTCTGTTCTAGATGATAAACTTTCAGATAGTAATTATAGTATTGAAGAGTTTACCTCTTATATTTGCGAATCTTTAGTCCACGATTATAGGACTCTTGTTAAAACTCATGGTAATTCCAATTTACTATATGAATCTCTATATTCATGTGTTGTAGAAGTTTATCCTATATTAACTATAGAATCCGCATGTATGCATTTTAATTATTTAACAGAGGAAGGAACTTCTCAAGCTGTTAAAGATATAATTAAAAAAGCAAGTGTGTCTAACTATAATATGGCTGAATTGCAACAAATCCGTGCTAATTTAGAGAAAGATTTAATTGGGCAAGAAGCTGCTGTAGAGAAAATGTTTAATATGTTTAAACTTGTAAACTCTGGATTTGAGAGCTTTGGCTCCGCATTTTTTATAGGACCTACGGGGGTAGGTAAAACTCATATAGCAAATCTTATAGCAGAACATTATATGGGAAGTCCTCAAAAGATTTTAAAAATTAACTGCTCAGAATACGCAGGAGCTCACGAATATGCAAAGTTGATTGGAAGCCCTCCGGGATACGTAGGTTCTAATGAGCCAGGAATACTTGCTGGAAAAGCAGAAGAATCTTCGGAATGGGTAATATTATTTGATGAGATTGAGAAAGCTGATACAAAATTACATAATCTATTGCTTGGGTTCCTAGATGAAGGTAGGATTACTGATAATAAAGGCAATAGCTTAGATTTTACAAATTCAATTTTTCTTTTCACTAGTAATGTGGGTATTCACGATAATGTAGGAATTAAAACTGTTGGATTTAATGGTAAGCCTAGCACTTATGAAGGAGCTAAAGAACAAGTGATGGATGCATTTAAGAGAGAATTTGCTCCAGAATTCATTAATCGTATAGATGAAATCATTTTTTTCAATCAATTAACTAGAAAAAACGCAGAAGATATAGCAAAATTGAATTTACGTAATTTACCTATAAAAATTACAAAAAAACTAGTCTCTCATATAGTAGATAATGCATACTCTGTAGAATATGGGGCAAGGAATATAAAGCGCTATATAAAGCAGAATGTAACCCTAAAACTTGCGGATAAAATCCTAAATGGCTCTGAAGCTAAAAAATTCAAGCCCAAATTCCAACAAGGAGAACTCCTTGTAGAAGAAATCTAAAATGTCTACTAAACCTAATACACTTCTCACAAATGCTCGCTTAGCAATAGGCGTAATAGTACCCCTTATTACAGTATTATTCTTCTTTTTTCAATTACAAACAGACATTTTAGCTAACGCTGAACATATTGACCGTAATACTACCTCTATTACAAAAATGGAAAATAAGCTAGAAGGGATGGAAAAAAGTATGAATGAATTAGTAGTAGATATAAGGGTTATGACTGTTCAAATGGATACCATGATGAAGACCATGGAAAGAATGGAAAAGAAACTCGAAAAAGAATAAATATTTTTATTATAATTGGAACTCCTTACACTATAATGGTATAAGGGGTTTTATTTTTGGAAAATTTACAGAATATCACAGGTGTAGTTTTAGCAGGTGGCTTAGGGTCTAGATTAGACCCATTAACAAGAGCTACTAATAAGCATTTACTTCCCGTTTTTGGTGAACCTATGGTATATCATCCAATTCGAACATTAGTAAATGCAGGGATTAAGGATATCCTAATTGTAACTGGAGGTCCTCATGCTGGAGATTTTATTAAAGTTCTTCGAAATGGGGAGGATCTAGGGTTAGATAGATTAAATTATGCTTACCAGGAAGGAGAGGGAGGTATAGCACACGCTCTAGCTATGGCACAATCGTTTGTAGGCTCTAATAAGTGCGTTGTAGTGTTGGGAGATAATTTAATTTTTGAGGACGTCTCACAGGCTGTAAACCAGTTCTCATTCGAGAATGGAGGAGCTCATATATTCACTAAAGAAGTTTCTGACCCTGAAAGATTTGGAGTGGTAGAATATGCTCCTGTAGGAAATTCAATTCAAGATATATTAGAAAAGCCTGCAATACCCCCCTCCAATGACGCTGTTATTGGGCTATACATGTATGATAACACTATTTTTAATAAAATCAATTCGCTTTCTCCTTCAGAAAGAGGGGAATTAGAAATTACAGATATTAACCGAATGTACCTTAAAGAAGGAACTCTCACGTCTCATAAGATAAATGGAGCCTGGTTAGATTGTGGAACTCCACAGTCCCTAGCGGAAGCAAACGCTATAGTGCTAGAAGACTATAAAAATACTCATTAATGGAAAACATTTTAATTACCGGAGGAGCTGGATTTATAGGTTCCCGATTCGTACAGCATATTTACGATGCTACTGACTATAACATCACCGTATTAGATAAACTTACCTATGCGGCTGATAGTGATAGAATCCCCAAAAATATAAAAGAAGATGAAAAACGTTTTAACCTGGTTGTTGGCGATATTACTGATATTTCCTCTACTGACTTGCCTCCTCTTAGTTACATTGTTAATTTTGCCGCTGAGTCTCATGTGGATAATTCTATATCCGATGGTAGACCTTTCGTTCGAAGTAATATCGAAGGGGTCTTCAACCTCCTCGAAGTAGCAAAAGAGCAACCTAAATCGATATTTAGGAAGTTTGTACAAGTTTCTACTGACGAAGTTTATGGGGATATGGAGGATTTACATGGCTCTCCCGAAGCTACAGAATCCTTTTCCTTGAAGCCTTCTTCTTATTATTCAGCCTCTAAAGCCGCTGCAGAAATGTTAGTTTTATCAGCACACAGAACTTTTAATTTACCTTATCTAATTACTAGATGTTGTAATAATTTTGGACCTGGGCAACATGCTGAGAAATTCCTCCCTACTGTTTTTGAGTCTATGAGAAATAATAGACCTATACCTGTGTATGGAGACGGACTTCAAATTAGGGAATGGATTCATACTGACGACCATGTAAGGATAATGACAGACCTTATGAAATCTAACTATATTGCTGAGACCTATAACATCGGCTCAGGATTTTCATATACTAATTTAGAAGTAATTGAGAAAATTTCTGAAGCTTTAGATATGCCTGCTAATATTGAATATGTACCAGATAGGCTAGGACATGATAGAAAATATGCATTAGATTGCAAGAAGCTAACAGCTTATAGAGGAGATAGAATCTTTACACCATTGGAAGTATTTTTACAAAGTGAATCGGGAAATTAAAACAATTTTACTGACAGGAGGTACTGGAACATTAGGTTCAACTCTCCTACCATTATTAAAAGAAGCCGGGTACAAAGTATTCGCACCAACTCATGAACAATTTCCAGTAGAAGATATTATTGGAGTGAGTGAATATTTAAAAGACGATAAGAGATTTGATTGTATTCTTCACTGCGCTGCTTGGACAGACGTTAAAGGCGCTGAAAAACCTAAAAACAAAGAAAAAGTAATAGAAACTAATATATATGGTTGTATGAATATGAGGGTAGCTGCTAAAAGGCAACCTAGAAAAACCAAAATTGTATACATTTCAACCGATTATGTATATGATGGAATGGAAGGAGGTTACACGATTAAATCTAAGCCTAATCCTGGAACATTCTATGGATGGTCTAAGTATGCAGGAGAAGCATATATGGCGCCTACGGATTTGATTATTAGAACCTCTTTCTGTAAAAGGGGGACTTGGGGACCTACAAAAAAGCATTTGCAAGCTGTATTTGAAGATATTTATACTTCTAAAGATTGGGTTGACGTCATTGCACCTAAAATTGTAAAGGCTTTAAAACGTAAAGGTATCATTCATATTGGAACTAAGCGTAAATCATTAGAGAGCTTAGCTAAAGAAGACTATCCAGATATTAATATTATTTCCCACAAAACCGTAAAATTAGGTTATAATTATCCTGTAGATTGTTCGTTGAATTAACCTATATAACACGAGGATAACTTAATATGGCTTACGGCTTACCAGGAACACCAACAAATCAACACACACGCGAATACGGATCACTAACGTCTTCTTCTACAATAATTAACGGAGTAGGAGAATCTGACATGCTCCCAGCTCCGGGAGTTGGATATCATTATAAAGTATGGGGAGTTGTAATGAGTACTGCAAATGCATGTGTAGGATACGTAGAATCTATAGAAGACCAAGCTGATATTTTAACAGGCGCTTGTAAAATGGAAGGTCCTTTGGTCTGTATGCTTCCAGTACCTATGCATATTGCCGATAATACTGGACTCCAGTTTAGAACTATTACAGGTTCTGCTGGTAATTGTATCGCAACTGTTTACTACACTTCTCACCATACGGCACAGTAACCCATGGCAAAGTTCATTGGATATCTTGAAGATGCAACAGCTTCATCTACTATAGTTACCGATATTGCAGAAAGTTTAGATATATCTGGCTTAGTTGATGTGTCCGGAACCTCATTAGATAATATCTTAACTAAAGTTACAGAGTCTAACACAGCCTTAGATACTATTGCAGCTAATGTACTAGCTACTAGCGCAATTTCGATAGCAGGAACTGTTACAACGGCAGCCCCTGTAAACCAAAATGTATCTGGCGTATCCTTAGACGCTATTAAAGTAGCTACAGAAGCAATACAGACAGACGCAGCTGCGATGGAGGTTTTACTGACAGCTATTGATGCTGATACTAATGCTATTAAAGTAGATATCGCTGCTAACGAAGTATTACTTACAGCCATCGATGCTGTACTGGACACTATTAAAGTAGATACAGAAGCTATTGAAACGGCTGTAGAGGGAACTTTAGATGTCGCAGTCCAACCTTCTACCTCAGCATATCTAAGCCATGTATATATTGATTTAGATGCCACAGGAGATAACCCTGCAACTAACACCGAAGTAGTAGCTGCTCCTGGCGCAAGTAATAAGTTGGTCATTTATGGAGTACAGGGGAGTATCGTAGGGTCTGCAGATTCAGCAGCTGGTAATTGGTACTTATCTGATGGAAATACATCCGCAGCAACTACATTATGGACAGGAAGAGCACAAGGACTTACAAATACACAGTTTGAATTAACATTCCCTTATGGTGTAGCACTAACTGCTAACACAGCTTTAAAGGTTACATCTACTGAATCATCTGGACATATCTTTATTAACGCAGTAGTATATTATAGATCAGAGGCAACATAATGGAAAATCAACAAGAATATGCTATACGTATTACTAAGAATGGAGAAGAGATAGCTAAAGATTTTCTTACATTAAAGGAAGCTATGGATTGGGCACAGATATTTGCAGGGGATATATTAGCAGAGATTAATTTCGAAACTTATACAAAATCAAAATTACTCTTAGATTAGTTTCATAATAGGATAAAAAATACTATAATATAGTATGGATAACAATACATCTAAAATCA